TATGACCACCAAATAACAATGAAATTATGAATCTAATCATATTTGACAACATTATTAAAGACCCGAAAGCCTATGTATCAGATATATACTTGCACGAATTTCAAGACGTGGAAGATGGCGAACACGTATTCAGGAACATTCAGCCAAGAGACGGTAACGATGAGTTTGCCGAATATGTCACTAACTTATTCTTTGGTTACAAAGTAGCATTTAACTTTATTAGGAAATCTCCTTTAAACCAACAAGAACCAAATTTTATACATACGGACGAGATGATGGGTGATATTACGTGCTTACTCTATCTAAACGAGGAAGCTCCTGATGAGGACGGAACTACAGTATATGATGAGGATGCTAAACCGCTTCTTACCATGTATTCTAAGTTTAATCGTATGATAGCGTTTGACTCAGCCTCAAAGCACTCAAGAAATATTTTTGATAACTTTGGAGAAGCAGAGTCAGCTCGATTAGTTCAAGTATTATTTTTAAAATCAAAATGACAAAAGATACTCGACAAATAAAGATGCGAATTATTGAGGCAGGCTATAAAGCTGTCAACCATCTTGTTAAGGTGGCTGAGGAGGATATTATAAACACTGACTCAGATAGCGATGTCTCTGCAGATAAGCTCAAGAATGCAGCAGCGGCTAAGAAATTAGCCATATTTGATGCGTTTGAGATACTTAGCAGAATAGAATTAGAGAAAGAAAATTTAGATTCCGCAAACAGTGGAGTCTCTAAAACAGATACAAAACAAGGATTTGCAGAAAGAAGGTCAAAACAATAGCTTGTGTAAGGTGGTAGAAAATTATATACCACCTGCCGTCATCTCTAACAAAAATAGAGTGAGGTCATGGCTATATGGATATAACGACCAATATGACGTTGTAGTCATTTCAAAATCAGGACAGATAGGGCAGATAGTTGAGATAGAGGGATTAAAGATTGCATTACCTGCAACACCTGATAAGTGTCTTCAAAGACACTCGTCAAAAGCTGAGCAGTATTGGGAACGCCAAGAGCTACCAAAAGAACTCTCAAGAATACAATCCATATTTCAATGGAATGAGAAGCCAAAAGAATTTAAAGACCGTTGGGTTGACTACATCGAGCAGGAGTTTGACAACAGAGAGCAAGGTGTTTGGTTTATGAACAATGGCGTTAAAACCTACATAACCGGCTCACATTATATGTACTTGCAGTGGTCAAGTATTGACGTAGGATACCCTGATTTTCGTGAAGCAAATAGAATCTATTGGATATTTTGGGAGGCGTGTCGTGCTGACGCAAGGTCTTTTGGTATGATATACTTAAAGATTAGACGTTCAGGATTCTCATTCATGTCATCGTCTGAGTGTGTGAACATAGGTACGCTCGCACGTGACGCACGTATAGGTATCTTGTCAAAGACAGGTGCTGATGCTAAAAAGATGTTTACCGATAAGGTAGTACCTATTAATAGTCGTCTTCCTTTCTTTTTCAAACCTGTGATGGATGGTATGGATAAGCCAAAGACTGAGCTTGCCTATAGAGTGCCGGCAGCTAAGATTACGAAGAAGAATATGTACGAGACTGACGACAATGAGGTAGATGGATTGGATACGTCAATAGATTGGAAGAATACTGAGGACAACTCTTATGATGGAGAGAAGTTACTTTTCTTAGCTCATGATGAGTCTGCAAAGTGGACTAAGCCTGTGAACATTAAAGAGAATTGGCGTGTAACCAAGACTTGTTTACGCTTGGGTAGTAAGATTATTGGTAAGTGTATGATGGGTTCTACCTCAAATGCATTAAGCAAAGGAGGTCAAAACTATAAAGATATTTACGAGGATTCAAATGTGAAGAATCGCAACGCTAATGGACAGACTAAAAGCGGTTTGTATGCCATATTTATTCCGATGGAGTGGAATATGGAAGGATTTATTGACAGATATGGTCATCCTGTATTTAAGAAGCCTCAGGAGCCTATAATGGGCGTTGATGGTGCTTGGATAAAGAATGGAGCCATTGACTATTGGGAAGCGGAGGTTGAGTCTCTAAAGAGCGATGCTGATGCATTAAACGAGTTCTATCGTCAGTTCCCAAGAACGCAGTCTCACGCATTCAGAGACGAGAGCAAGCAAGCTCTATTTAATTTAACAAAGCTATATCAGCAGATTGACTATAATGACTCAATGATTAAGGAACATTACCTTACTCGTGGGTCTTTTTCATGGAAGGATGGCATTAAGGATACGCAGGTTATATGGACTCCTGACCAACGTGGCAGATTCAATATAAGTTGGGCACCGCCTAAGCATATGCAAAACAATGTGCACGTGCGTAACGGCATCAAGTATCCCGGCAATGAACATCTTGGGTCTTTTGGTTGTGACTCGTATGATATATCAGCGGTAGTTGGTGGGCGTGGGTCTAATGGTGCATTGCACGGAATGACTAAGTTCCATATGGACGATGCTCCTGTGAATGAGTTTTTCTTAGAGTATATTGCTCGTCCGCAGACGGCAGAGATATTTTTTGAAGAGGTGCTTATGGCTATTGTGTTTTACGGTATGCCAATACTTGTGGAGAATAACAAGCCGAGACTTTTATACCACCTTAAAAATAGGGGTTATAGAGGCTACTCGATTAATAGACCTGACAAGCAGATGGCTAAGCTAACAAAGACTGAGCGTGAGTTAGGTGGTATTCCAAACTCTTCAGAGGATGTAAAGCAAGCACACGCTTCTGCAATCGAGTCGTATATTGAGAAGTTTATAGGGTTTGACTTGGAGGCAAAGTATAGAGACCCTGAGGAAATGGGGACTATGCCTTTTACAAGAACACTTGAGGATTGGGCAAAATTCGACATAAATGATAGAACAAAATTTGATGCCTCTATCAGCTCCGGTCTTTGTATAATGGCTAATCAGAAGCATTTATACACTCCGGAGAAAAAAGAATCAAAATTAATTATTAACTTCGCTAAGTATAAAAACGAAGGAACAACAAGTCAATTGATTAGATGAAAAATTTAACAGTACAAATAAATGCCGCATCATTCCCAAGTCAGTTAACAACTGACGCAGAAAAGGCATCTAAGGAATTTGGATTACAAGTTGGTCAAGCTATTCAGTATGAGTGGTTCCGTAAAGACGGTTCATCTTGTAGATACTATGGTCAATGGAAAGATTTTAGGAGATTAAGGCTATATGCACGTGGAGAGCAACCAATTGGGAAATATAAGAATGAATTAGCTATTGATGGTGATTTATCTTATTTGAATTTGGATTGGACTCCTGTTCCTATTTTGCCTAAGTTTATTGACATTGTTGTAAACGGTATGTCTGATAGATTGTTTAAGGTTAAGGCGTATGCACAAGATGCTATGTCTCAAGCTAAAAGAAACAAGTATCAAGATATGCTTGAGACTCAAATGGCAGGTAAGCCTGTCTTATCTAAGATTCAAGAACTTACAGGTGCTAATCCATTTTTAATGGACCCTGATAAACTTCCTGAGACTGACGATGAGTTGTCATTATATATGCAACTTAATTACAAACCTGCTATTGAGATAGCAGAAGAAGAAGCAATCAATACTATATTTGACAATAATCATTATGAAGATATTCGTAAAAGAGTTGATTATGATGTTACTGTAATTGGTATTGGTATTACAAAGCATGAATTTTTACAAGGTTCAGGTGTTAAGTTATCATATGTTGACCCTGCTAATGTTGTTTATAGCTACACAGAAGACCCATATTTTAGAGATTGTTTCTATTGGGGTGAGATTAAGACATTGTCATTAAATGAGTTAATGAAGATAGACCAATCTTTAACTAAAGAAGATTTACAAGAAATTACACAATACAGCCAATCTTGGTACGATTATTATAACGTAGCACAGTTCTATGAGAATAGTATGTTCTATCGTGATACTTGTACTTTAATGTACTTCAATTATAAAACAACTAAGAAAGTTGTTTATAAGAAGAAGATGCTTGAAGGTGGTGGTTCTCGTGTTATTGAGAAAGATGAGACTTTCAATCCTCCTGTTGAAATGATGGAGGAAGGCAATTTTGAAAAGATTGAGAAAACTATTGACGTTTGGTATGAGGGTATTATGGTTATGGGTACAAATATTTTATTACAATGGAAGTTGTCAGAAAATATGGTGCGTCCTAAGTCAGCATCTCAACACGCATTACCAAACTATGTAGCTTGTGCTCCTCGTATGTATAAGGGTGTTATTGAGTCTTTATGTCGTAGAATGATACCATTTGCTGACTTGATTCAGATAACTCACTTAAAACTACAGCAAGTAATCGCAAGGGTTGTACCTGATGGTGTATTTATTGATGCCGATGGCTTGAATGAGATTGACTTAGGTACAGGTAACGCATACAATCCTGAGGATGCTTTAAGATTATATTTCCAAACAGGTAGTGTAATTGGTAGAAGTTTCACTCAAGATGGTGACTTTAACAATGCAAGAGTGCCTATTACTCAGTTGACATCTAACTCAGGAGCGTCTAAGACTCAGATGTTGATTACTAATATGAACCACTATATCGACATGATTAGGTCTGTGACCGGATTAAACGAAGCAAGAGATGGTTCTAACCCTGACCCTAACTCATTAGTTGGGTTACAGAAATTAGCTGCGTTAAACTCTAATACAGCTACAAGACATATCCTTGATGGCTCATTGTTCATTTATCGTTCAATAGCAGAGGCTCTTACTTATAGAATTGGTGACATTTTAGAATACGCTGATTTTAGAGATGAGTTTGCTAATCAAATAGGTAAGTATAATGTATCTATCCTTAATGACATTAAGGACCTTTATATTTATGATTTTGGTATTTTCATTGAGGTTTCACCTGATGAAGAGCAAAGAGCACAGCTTGAAGCTAATATCCAAATGGCATTATCTAAAGGTGATATTAACCTTGAGGATGCAATTGACATACGTGAGATTCGCAATCTTAAATTAGCTAATCAATTATTGAAACTTAAGAGAATTAAGACTCAAGAGCGTGAGGAGAAGATGGCTATGCAAAAACAAGCTATGATTGCTCAACAACAATTGAAGTCTCAAGAGTTAGCAGGTCAAATGGCTATGCAGAAGATTGACATGGAAACCAACTCTAAGATTAAGATTAAGCAAGCTGAGGTTGCGTTTGATATGCAGAAGTCTGAGCAAGAAGCTATGCTTAAGTCTCAATTAATGCGTGAGGAGTTTGACTACAACTTACAAATGAATGGTATGGAAGTAAGTAAGATTAGTGAGAGAGATAAAATGAAAGAAGAAGCAAAAGCAAAGAGAATCAGTCAGCAGAATACTGAGCAATCTAAGTTAATCAATCAAAGAAAAAATAATTTACCTCCTGTAAATTTTGAATCAAATGAGGATAGTTTAGATGGCTTTGACTTAGCTGAGTATGAACCTCGATAGAATATCACATTTTTTCTATAAATTTGTATAAATTAAATTAAATCAAATGGAACTAAAAGTTAGAGCATTAGACGTTATTGAACCAAAAAGTGTTCAAGAGGTAGAAACAGAATTGCTTGAGAAGCATGAAGAGTCTTTAAATCAAGAGGATAATCAAGGCGTTATAATAAATATGCCTACAGAAGAAGAGGTGGTAACACCAACTGAGGTTGATTTAAGAGACGAAGACGTTCTTTCGTATATTGGTAAGAGATATAATAAGCAGATAAATTCATTGGATGAATTAGTGGCTGAGCGTAAAGAAGCTGAACCATTACCTGAAGATGTAGCTGCTTATATGAAATATAAAAAGGAAACAGGTCGTGGCTTTGAAGATTTTCTTAAGTTAAAGAAAGACTTTGATGCTATGGATTCTGACCAACTTTTAAAAGAATATCTTTCTTCTACACAAGAAGCTCTTGACAATGACGACATTGAAACATTAATGGAAGACTATAGATATGATGAGGATTTGGATGATGAGTCAACTATTAAGAAGGTTAAAATAGCAAAAAAGAAAGTTCTTGCAGAAGCTAAGAAGTTTTTTAATTCTCAAAAGGAAAAATACAAGATGCCACTTGAGTCAAGTACGGCATTTATTCCAAACGAGGAGAGAGAAATCTACGAAAGCTATAAGCAATATACACAACAGGCAAAGACCATAGAAGAGGAGAACACTCGTAAACGTCAATGGTTTGACCAAAAGACGAACGATGTTTTTAATGGAGAGTTCAAAGGTTTTGAGTTCAATGTTAATGACAAGAAGTTCACGTTTGCTCCGGGAGACGCCAATGAGTTAAAAAAGAACCAAGCTACACCACAAAACTTTATTAATAAGTTTTTAGATGAGCAAGGTTTAATGAAAGACGCATCAGGTTATCACAGGTCTTTATCTATAGCAATGAATCCTGAGAAATTTGCTAAGTTCTTTTATGAACAAGGAATGGCTGACGCAACAGATGATGTTACTCGTAAAATCAAGAATATCAATATGTCTGAGCGTAGAGCACCTGAGGTAAATAAAACAACTGATGGGATGCAGGTGAAAGCGGTAAACCCTGATTCAGGTAGAAACCTGAAAATCCGTAGTATAAAACGAATTTAAAAAATTAAAAATTAAAAAAAATGGCAAGTGCACTTTTAAGCAACCCTACCTATGCCTTACAGCCAAGTGCTGAGCAGGTGGCGTTACAGACAAACTACATTACCAACTTCAACTTCTTGAATCAGTATCTTCCTGATACTTATGAGAAGGAATTTGAGCGTTATGGTAATAGAACAATCGCATCTTTCTTACGTATGGTAGGAGCAGAGATGCCGTCTAATTCTGACCAAATCAAATGGGCAGAACAAGGACGTTTACACATCAAGTACACCAATATTACTTCAGCAGCGGCAGCAGGTGCTTCAACAGCAACTTTCACTGTAGCTGATAGTGGTGTAACTTATATCGCTATCCGTGTTGGACAAACTGTTATGATTCAGAATAACACTTCAGGTGTTTTCAACAAAGCAATCGTTACAGCAGTTCCTTCTGCAACTACTTTCACAGTAGCTTACTATGAGACTGCAGGTCAAGCATTCGCAGTTTCTACTCAATGTACTGTATTTATTTACGGTTCTGAGTTCAAGAAAGGAACAAACGGAATGGTTGGTTCTTTAGAAGCAGAAGATAGCATCTTCTCTAACAACCCTATTATCATCAAAGATAAGTATGCGGTTAATGGTTCTGACATGGCTCAAATCGGTTGGGTAGAAGTAACAACTGAGAATGGTGCTACAGGATACCTTTGGTATTTAAAGAGTGAGCACGAAACTCGTTTACGTTTTGAGGATTACTTAGAGACTTCAATGATTGAAGCAGTTCCTGCTGCATCTTCTTCAGGTGCTGCAACTGCAGGATACATTGGTTCTGAGGGTATCTTCTACGTTGTAAACAGTCGTGGTAACGTATGGGGTGGTGGTACTCCAACAACTTTATCTGATTGGGATTCAATCGTTTCTCGTTTGGACAAGCAAGGTGCTATCGAAGAGAACGTTGTATTCGTTAATCGTGGATTAAGTTTCGATATTGACAATATGTTAGCTACATTGAACGGATACACTTCAGGTGGTGTTGCTCAATCAGCTTCATTCGGTCTTTTCGATAACGATGTTGATATGGCGTTAAACTTAGGTTTCACAGGATTCCGTAGAGGTTACGATTTCTACAAGTCTGATTGGAAATACTTAAACGACCCAACAATGCGTGGTGGTTTAAATACAACTGCTGCAACTGCAACAGGTACTATTACAGGTTTAATGGTTCCTGCAGGTTCTACATCAGTGTACGACCAAATTATGGGTAAGAACGCTAAGCGTCCATTCTTACACGTAAGATACCGTGCTTCTGAAGCAGAAGATAGAAGATACAAGACTTGGATTACAGGTTCTGCCGGTGGTGCTGCCACAAGCGACTTGGATGCAATGGAGGTAAACTTCTTATCTGAGCGTTGTGTATGTACTTTAGGTGCAAACAACTTCGTATTATTCCGTTATGGATAATAGTTAGTAAATATAGGGAGGGTGTCTTTAAAGACACTCTCCTTTTTTTAAATTAAATTAAATTAAATAAAAATGGCAAAGAGTGTAACTCCTGTAGATAAAGTTTACAGATTGAAAATAGGAAATCCTTTATCCTATACATTAGCATCAAGAAATCATCCAAGATTTCCCCTAATGTGGTATGATGAGAAGAATAATATTAATCGTGCATTAAGATATTGTACGAATCAAAAGTCTCCTTTCGAGGACGAGCAAGATGGAAATGTAATCATAGAAGCGATTATTTTTGAAGATGGATTCTTAAGAGTCCCAAAAAATAACCCTGTATTACAGCAATTTTTACATTACCATCCCTTAAATGGTAATATATTTGTTGAGGTTGACAAGGAAAAAGACGCAGCTTCAGAAGTTCATGATTTAGATTTAGAGATTGAGGCTTTAGTTGAAGCTCGTGCATTAACACTTGAGCAATTAGAAACTCTTACAAGAGTAATGTTTGGTAAAGACCCATCTACCGTATCTACCGCAGAGTTGAAGCGTGATATATTGGTTTTTGCTAAAAGAGACCCTAAGGAGTTCTTGAATATATTAAATGACCCTGAATTAAAGTTCCAAGCTAAGATTCGTTTATTCTTTGAGAATAAGCTATTAGTGATGAGAAATGGCGAAAAAGAGATATGGTTCAATACAGCTACCAATAAGAAAAAGATGTTGTCGGTTCCATTTGGGGAAGACCCGTATGAGATGGCAGGTCACTTCTTACAAAGCGATGAGGGTATTGATTCCTTAAAAATGTTAGAAGCAAGTTTAGGTTAATAGGCATTGATTATTGATTGATGGTTGGAGGGGGTACTTATTGTACCCTCTTTTTTTTTACGTATATTTGTAAAAAAGTAACTAATGATAAATTCGGTAAGAAATACGGTATTATCCATACTTAACAAGAATAATTATGGGTATATATCTCCTTCTGATTTTAACTTGTATTCTCAGAATGCTCAAGTTGAGATTTATGAAGACTACTTTAGTAGCTACAATAAGGTTATAAATGCTGAAAATGCAAGAATGTCAGGCGTTGATTATGCAGATATGGAACAACCCATTGCAGAGGTATTAGAATATTTTTTAAGAACAGACTATTTAACAAAGATAGCTGCTAATAAATTTTCACTTCCTTCTCCTTCAACTACAGGTTATTATGCCTATATGTTGTTAGATGTTAAATGCAGACCTATTGTTCTTAAAACAGGAACAAACACTTCAGTAGTTGCTAATCAATTAGTTGACAGTGCAGGTGGATTTTTGTCATTAGATATTTCAGCAGGTGATGTCGTAACAAACTTAACTACAGGATTAACTTCTACAGTAGTGTCAGTATCAAGCAATACAGTAATAGTATTAGATTCAAATATATTCTTAGCTGTAGGAAATGCTTATGCTATTATTTCTTCATCAACTGTTAATCAAGCAGAAAAGGTAATTAATAATAAACTTTCTTTATTGATTAATTCTAATTTGACTAAGCCAACGATAGAGTTTCCTGTTTACGCATTACAAGGCGAGCAATTAACTTTCTATCCTACAACGATAAGTAACAAAGGTCAGGTTGAAGCGACCTATTTTAGGTATCCTAAAGTCCCAAAATGGACATATATTACTTTAGCAAATGGCGAGCCGGTATTTGACCAATCGCAATCTGATTATCAAGACTTTGAATTACCTATTGAAGATGAGTATAAATTAGTTACAAGGATTCTTCAATATTGTGGTGTATCTATTCGTGAGACTGAGGTTACACAATTTAGCATGGCGAAGGAACAACAAGAACAAAATCCATAAAAAAATAGAATATGGCGTATATATCACAATATGAATATTATGAGAATGGAGGGGTCACACCTGAGGATAAGAATTGGGGGTCTTACCAATTCATTAGCCTACAAGATATTGTAAACAATTTCTTGTTGATGTATGCAGGAAACCATTCATTAGTAAATAATGAAGAGCGTTATAAAGTATTATTCCATGCTAAACGTGCTATCCAAGAGTTAAACTACGATGCATTTAAAGAGATTAAGGTATTGGAGTTAACTGTCCCTGATAATTTAAGATACATTTTACCATCTGACTATGTCAATTGGGTAAGAGTATCATTATATAAGAATGGATGGTTGCGTCCATTATCTGAGAATATTCAAACATTATCATCTAAGGCTTACCTTCAGGACAATACAGGTCGTATTTTATTTGACCAATATGGCAATGCGTTGAGTCCTCAGTATTCTGAGATTGACTACGATAGATTGACTCATATCAAAAAGAGCATTTATTTAAATCAAGGCAATCAATTTAACGGTCAGTTAGGTTGGAACTACGATGGAATGTGGTATTTTGAAGGGAACATCGGAGCTGCTTATGGATTAAATACTGAGACTGCAAACTTTAATCCTACATTTAATGTTGATAGAAAGTCAGGAGTTATTAACTTTGACTCGTCAATGTCAGGAGAGTCTTGTATTCTTGAGTACGTGTCTGATGGTATGGAGCAAGGAGATAACTCATTGATTACCGTGAACAAGTTATTTGAGGCATATATTTATGCAGCAATTGAGTATGAGATATTGAGTTCTAAACTTGGTGTTCAAGAGTATATTATTGCTCGCTCTCGTAAAAAGAGAAAGGCTTTATTAAGTAATGCAAAAATTAGAATAAGTAATATCCATCCGGGAAGATTGTTAATGAACATGAGAGGAATGGACAAGCAAATAAAATAAAATGGCAAATTTTACAAGAAACTTTATAGCGGGTAGAATGAATAAGGTTGTTGACGAAAGGTTACTTCCTGAAGGTGAGTATATAGATGCTATGAATATTAGGATGGGTTCAACTGAGAACTCTGAGGTTGGAGTTATTGAAAATACAAAGGGGAATGTTCCCCTTACGTCATTGACGTATATAAATGGCACACCATTAAGTTCAGCTGCAAGATGTATTGGTGCTATTCAAGATAGTGTAAATGAAACAATTTATTGGTTTATTCATGACTCTAATTTTGTTTCAAGTCCTACAGGAAAACTTGACCTGATTGTTTCTTTTAATGTATTTACAAATATATTAACGTATCACGTTATTAGTATTAATGATGGAGGAGGTAACAATACTGTATTGAATTTTAACCCAACTTATTTAATTACA